ACAAATCCCTTTATTTTTGAAATTTTAGAACTTGTTTCGAAACAAAGAAGTAACTCTAAAAAAGTTGAGATTTTGAAAGCCTATGAGCATGATTCTCTTAAATCTATTTTTATTTGGAATTTTGATCCTACTGTGATTAGCCTTCTTCCCGAAGGAGAAGTTCCATATGCTCGTACTGAAGATCAAAATTTCAAAAGCGGATCTTTGAGTTCTAAAATTAATGATGCCGTTTCCAAAATGGAAGAAATTAATACAAAGTCTTTAGGCGCATCAGATCAAGGAAAATCTACAATAAGAAAAGAGTATGTAAAGTTTTTTAATTTTGTTAAAGGTGGTAATAATACATTATCAACTCTTCGTAGAGAAACTATGTTTATTAACATTCTTGAAGGCCTTCATCCATTAGAAGCAGAAATTCTTTGTTTAGTTAAAGATAAAAAATTGGAAACTAAATATAAGGTAAGTTTTGATAATGTAAAAGAATCCTATCCCGATATTCAATGGGGTGGTCGTTCATGAAAGCAGTTATTGGGGAAAAAGTACAAATGGCAGAATACAATGAAACTCAATCAATGATTCTGCCTCATGAATATGGATGTGAAATTATTCTTGAAAAGACTAATGTAAATAAAGCAAAAGACTCTTCATTTCCTAATGATGCATACTTAATCTGGTATGTTGTTGACGGTCAAGAGTATATTGATCTAACTCGCAGCGCAAAAAGAGTAAATTTATTTGATATGTATTATGATAAGTATGGCCCAGGATCTGTACGAAAAATTGATTTTGGATATGGTAGAACAAATCCAAGATTGTGGGGATATAAGCAATCTGATAAAAAGAAAAAAAGATGAGTGAAGGATTTAAAGGTTTTTCCAAACCAGAAAATGATAAAGAATTTAAACTTTATATTAAAAATAAAGAAATAAAAAACATTATTAACCAATATAAAAAACTTAAAAAATATCAAAAATCATCTATTTTTGAAATTGAAAAACTTTCGGGTCAAGAAACAAGAATAGATAAACTAATCAACGAATACGGAATAGACCCTGAAGCAATTGAATAATGGGAAAACATTATCTTCTTAATTTATATGGATGCTCATTTGTTCTTTTAGATGATGAGCGTTGTCTTATAGACTTATTAGAAAATGCAGCAGTTGCTAGTGGTGCTACTGTAATTCAAACTATCTCTAACAAGTTTGAACCACAGGGAGTCACTGTAATTTGCTTATTATCTGAAAGTCATATTAGCATTCATACTTGGCCTGAAGAAGGTAAAGCAGCAGTAGATGTTTATACTTGCGGAGATTGTAACCCTAAAATTGGATGTGATATCATCATCCAACAACTTTATGCCCAACACCATACACTTAGTTATATAGAACGTTAACTAAATACGTTATAATTGGAGAATATTATGCTTTCTACTCAATATCGTTTGCGACTTGAAGAAATTTGTCAAAAAATTATACTTCACGAAGAGGTGAGTTTGGAAGATATGATTTGGGCAGAAAAACTTGCCAAAGCAAATCGTTCTGCTGCTACTATTCTTCGTCAAGCGAGAAGAAGAGCAGAAAATCCTGACATGCAAGAAGGCGACTTGGATGATTTCATGAATCAGTTGGACCTTGGTGGATTAGGTCACGAAAGATTTGGTAAACGTGGTTTTGATAGTATTGATGATATGGTAGATTGGTTTAAACGAGATGACGATGAAACTGATTGGAGGCAAAGAGATTGACCTACGATGAGTTCATTGGTAAGAGTCATGAATATTATATGGATATGGTGCGTCTTATAGACATAAAAACTAAGCATCGTATGACATTGAGTAGTGAAGAAAAACAAATAAATCAATTTATTTTAAAAGTTCAAGAAGATAATAGAATTAATGAACTAAAAAATAGATTTGAAAAGTGTTGGCAAATTGAAGAATGAAATCTTTAATTCTTATTGCTTGCTTTTTACCACTTGTTTTGATATGGTTGATTATGAAATTGTCAATATGGATTGCTGCTATTACTGAAGAGCAAAAATATGTCAGAGAAGAATCCAAACGACCACATGGACCATACTTGGAAAATGTATATGCTGACCTTGATGAAGAGGAAGAAAATGATTGAAGTATCAGAAACCATTGACAAAGCAATCTGGGAATGGTATTCTGAGCGTGGTTTAGATGTTCCTGATTGGAAATATGAAAAAGATCCTCAATGGTGGATAGATTACCTTGCAGAACTTGACAAAGAAGAATAGATAGTTTATAATTTCTGGATATATCTTCCTTATCATGGACTATAAACCCTACACTGTAGAATGGAGTAGAAAGAGGTATCTTTCCGAAGCAATCCAAAAATACTTTGAAGATAATGTATCGGCAGATGTTATTGTTGGTGATATTCTTGATACATTAGAAAATTGGGCTTTATTGCATAAAAATAAAACAAATAAACTTGAAGAAGTAATAAGTAAATTAAAGTAATATAAACCGTAACAAAAGTTACAAAATTACTTGACTACATAATTTATTAAGTCTAAAATGACTTTACGTTCAACCAGGTAACTGGTCGCAAGTAGGACGGCGGAACGGATCGTTCATTCGCTATTCGCAAATAGCGAACGCAAACCGCCCGAAGGAACGGGGCCTAAAAATCTCATTTCTTTGGAGGAAATCCCAATGTCTAAAGTAGTCTATCGCGGCGTAGAATATGATACCCAGAAGCGTCTGGAGTATCAACAACAGATGGCACAGCAACCTCAACAGTACAACGAAACATATCGTGGTGTTAAGTTCGTAAAGGAGGGTCACAAGTGATGAAAAAACTCAATGTACTTCAACTCATCAAAGAGCAGAAGCAAAAAGAGCAACGTCGTCATGAAGCACTTCTTGCAAATGCTGGAGCAGGAAAATGATTCCTATGATTGCAGCTATTGCAGGCGCATCAACAGCATTCATTTATCTCATATATATTGAAGTTCTATTACTAAATAGGTAGTGGAAAATTACCGTTATCACTATGATGATATGGACAAGGACAATAGAGGTCCTGCTTGTTATCTTTTAACATATCGTGGATGTAAATATTGGTCTTGCTATCGTATTCATCTAGTGGAATGGTTTGAAAAAATGTTTAAATCTGAGGGGTCTTGACACTCCTCTTTTTTTTAACTATAATTCACCCTATATGAGTTTATAAAATGGATAAAGAAAAACTCAAGTTAATTATTAAAAATCTTGAATCTTTAGTGGAGTGTTTAAAGTCGGAAGTTTATTCGGATGTAGATTCATACAAAATAAATTCCGAAAACATTTCACAATACATCACGGATTATGACGAAGTATTTTATGACGGAGATGATGATGGATATCCCGATTGATGAATTTGAGTATATGAAACCTGAAGTAAAACTTATTAGTGTTACCCCCGAAGCAGAAAAGCACATGGCATATTGTGCTAGGGTAAGTAATCCTTCCAATCAAGAAAACGAAAAATTTTCGGGACTTCTTAAGTATTGTATTCAACATCAGCACTGGAGTATTTTTGAACAGGCAAGTATGACGGTAGAAATCAATACCACTCGTGGTATTGCAGCCCAAATACTTCGACATAGATCTTTTACATATCAAGAATTTTCGCAAAGATATGCTGATAGCACTCTTCTAGGAAAAACTATTCCTCTTCCAGAACTTCGTCGTCAGGATAGTAAGAATCGTCAGAATTCAATTGATGATATTCCTGACTATTTGAGACTGACTCTAACAGAAGATATCCGTGTTCATTTTGAGCACTCCCTGCGCCTCTACAACCGCCTTCTAGAGAAAGGAGTAGCAAAGGAGTGTGCAAGGTTCGTATTGCCTCTAGCAACGCCTACACGCCTCTATATGACCGGTTCTGTGCGGTCCTGGATCCACTACATTGATTTACGCTCTGCACATGGTACACAGAAAGAGCATATGGAGATTGCAGAACTAGTACGTTGTATTTTTACTTGCCAGTTTCCTGCAGTATCTGAAGCACTTGGTTGGACTCGTGAAGGGTGTTCTGAGTGTATTGATGCACCTTCTATTACTATTGAATAAATATCTGCATATAGAATGGAGGTCAAAATTGCCAACATATCCTGTAGTTAATAAAGAAACCGGTGAACAAAAAGAAGTAGCAATGAGTATTTTTGATTGGGACCAGTGGAAAATAGATAATCCTCAATGGGAAAGAGATTGGTCCGATCCAAGTACTTGTCCTGCTTCTGCAGAAATCGGTGAAGTTTATGATAAACTTCGTAAATCGCATCCAGGATGGAATGATGTACTCCATAAAGCATCGAAAGTTCCTGGATCAAAAGTAAAACCAGTTTGATAAATATGCCATCTAAGAAAAGAAACACTCCACAAAATCCAGTACCATTTGGAATGAGCAACAGACAAATGAAACGCAAAAAACCAATAAATCTCGATTTGATGAAGGTAATTGAACCTTTAACTGACAATCAAGAAAGTCTTTTTAAGCAATATAAACTTCAACAAAATATTGTTGCGTATGGTGCAGCTGGCACTGGCAAAACTTTTATTACTCTTTATAATGCACTTCGTGATGTTCTCGATGAAAAAACACCATACGAAAAAATTTATCTGGTAAGATCTCTTGTTGCAACAAGAGAAATTGGATTCCTTCCCGGAGATCATGAGGACAAGTCCTCTCTTTATCAGATTCCTTACAAGAATATGGTAAAATATATGTTCCAAATGCCTGACGATCCTGCATTTGAGATGCTTTACGGAAATCTTAAAACTCAAGGTACAATTAGTTTTTGGAGTACTTCTTTTATTCGTGGAACTACTTTGGATGATGCAATCATTATCGTTGATGAATTTCAAAACTTGAACTTTCACGAACTTGATAGTATCATTACTCGTGTTGGTGAAAATTCTAAAATCATGTTCTGTGGTGATGCGACCCAATCAGATCTTGTAAAAACTAATGAGCGTAATGGTATTGTTGATTTTATGAGAATTTTGAGAGCAATGCCTTCAATGTCCATGATTGAATTTGGTATTGAAGATATTGTTCGTTCTGGTCTCTGCAAAGAGTATCTTGTTGCTAAAATGGAATTGAATTTATAATGTTTAATCATATTGAGTTGAATCTTCCCTCTCTCGATAGGGAAATGATTGATGGAGTTCGTTATTACAAAGTTCCTGGAAAAGAAGGACTTCAAAAGTTTGTATCAATTACATCGGTAATCAGTCATTTTAGCAGAGAAAAATTTGCCGCATGGAGAAAAAGAATCGGTGATGAAGAAGCAGATCGTATAACTCGTAGAGCAACAAACAGAGGAACAGATGCACATACACTCATTGAGCAACACTTAAAAAATCTTGATCTTAGCTCTGATGTTCTTCCTATTTCAAAACATCTTTTTCAAGTTGCAATTCCTGCCCTTAAGCGTATAAATAATATTCACGCACTTGAGGGTTCTCTTTATAGTCAATACTTAGGTATTGCAGGGACAGTTGACTGCATTGCAGAATTTGATGGAGAACTTGCGATAATTGATTTTAAGACATCTAAACAACCTAAACCAAGAGATTGGATTGATGGATATTTCGTTCAGTGTTGTGCTTATGCATGTATGCTGCATGAACTTACTGGGTTATCTGTAAAAAAGTTTGTGATTATTATGACTTGTGAAAATGGAGAAGTAGAAGTATACGAAGAATATAATAAAACAAAGTACATTAGATTACTCATTCAATATATTAAAAAATTTGTAAACGATAAAACAACTTGACTTTACTTTAATTTTAGTTTAAACTGAACAAAAGTTGAGGAAATAGATTGCACATCACTGTATTGGGTCAAATGGAGAACGAATTAGAAAAAGCACTAGAGAATAAGTTTTTTTGTCCTTCTCGGTTTGCGCAAGAGATTGAAAACCTTGTTCAATATAATCAGGACATGAGTTATATTGATGCTATAATTCACTTTTGTGAAAAGAATAGTATTGATGTTGAGTCCGTTCCGAAACTTATTTCCAAACCATTAAAGGAAAAAATAAAATACGAGGCTATGGAATTAAACTTTTTGAAAAAAACTTCTCGTGCCAGATTAGTTTTTTAAATCCATTTTTGGGGCAAAAATTTTCCCGGAAAAAATCCATATATTACTTTTTTTGAATGGCTCCTTTTGATACTTATAAAACATATCTTGCCCTGAAGAATCATTTTACGAAAGATACTTATGATTATCACAAGTATCAAGGTAAGAGTCGTGCATCTCTTCAGTCATTTTATAAAAGGCGTGATAGATTTTGGTTTGAAAAATTATCGAGACAAAAAGAAGATAAAGAAGTTGTTAATTTTTTTGTAGCAAATTTTGTTTCTTGTACTGATCCACAGACAGTGTGGATTGGAGAAATGATTAAAGATGGTGAGTCCAAGTATACATCTTGGCAAAAAAGGGTACAATCTCTATCTTATTTGTTTAAAGAAGAGTCGCAACAGTTATTTGAAAATAAATTTAATGAAATATTTGACTGTTCTAAGGGACATCCATTACTTTTAAAAAATTTCTTAGTTGGTAATATTAGCATAGAAACTATGGTAATATATGATAAGATTTTTTTATTTAGAAAGAACTTTGATAAAAAACTAAAAGATCCTGTATGGGAAACTGTAAGTTTAAAGATAAAAAAATATTCTCCCTTCCTACATATAGATGTATTCCATTACAAAAAAATACTTAAACAGATCGTAGGAGGAACATGAGTTTTTTTGATTCCGAACTTGTCCGTGCAGAGATGAGTGAAATTTCAACATTACAAGAAGACA